GAGGGCCTCCAAGAGGCCGACGCCGTACTTGCGCACCGCTGCTGCCCGCACCACATACTCCCCGGCCGAGAGCATGGCCGGGATGGAGTCCGACGTGCTGGTGCCAGGTCCAGACACCCGGCCGACGATGCGCCGCCATGCCTGGCCACCGGCAGCCAGTCGCTGCACCAGCCCGCCCATGGCCCGCCGCTGTACCTCGCGCACGTAGATGGTGTGGGTGCTGGAGGTGTCCTTGCCGTCCAGGGAGAGGATCCGGTCCAGGACCTCCTTGGCGTTGTCCAAGATGGTGTGCTCGCTCTGGGTGGGCTGCTCCACTTTGGCTCGCATCTGCTCGATGGATGCCGCGAGCTTTTCCCCGTCCAGCTCGGCCGGGATCTGGAGCCCGGCTGCCTCGAGGGCCTGCTGGACTGCCGGGATGTCGTCCTGCACCCGGTCGGTGGCGATGCGGGCCTGCATCTGGAGCTGTTGATTTTCTGGGTCGCTACGCAGCTCGGCAATGGCCTCTTGGGCGGCTTTAGTGTCCGCCTCCAGCTGGACCACTACCTTCTGCGCCGCGGCCAGCTGCTTGAGCCGCTCGATGCTGGCCTTGGCTGCAGCGTCGTCCGCATCCAGCTTGACGGCGATGGCCTGGGCCTGCTGGCCTGCGAGGCCCTCGATGGCCTGGCGGATCTGCTGCAGACGGCTCATGGGCTCTTGGAGGGCTTGGGCGGCAGCAGCAGCCTGCTGCTGCATGGTCTGGCCAAAGGCCCCGATGGCCTGGTCGGCGATCTGCCCGGCCCGGGCGATCTGGCCCATGGCGGTCTGGGCAGCCTGGGCCTCGGAGATGATGGTCTGGGTGACCGTGCGGCCACCCTGCTCCACCGTTTGGGTGACGGCCCTAGCGTTGGACTCGGCCAAGCGCATGGCGTCCTCGGCGAGCCTGCGGGCTTGGTCAAAATTGCCTGCGGCCCGGGCCATGTCGGCCTGGGCGAGCTTCTCCTCAATCTGCCGCACCCGGTCGGCATAGGCCTCGGCCTCGCTCATGGTACGCTGCTGCAGTGCCCGGATGCGATCCTGGACGCTCATGCGCAAAAGCGCCCGGTCCTCCTCGGCGCGCTTGGCGGCCTCGGTAAAGCGCCGCTCCTCGGCGATGAGCCTATCCACTGTGGCCCGGTAGGCGGCCTCCTGCTGCTGGTAGATGGCCTTCTTGGCCTGCAGGGCCTCGGCCTCCAGGGCTGTAGTATCCATGCCAGCAGCCCGGGCGATCTCGATAGCCTGGCCGTAGGTCCGCTGCCAGGTCTCCTCCATCTGCCGCCCAGCCTTGGCCACGGCATCCACCTTGGCCTGCTCGGCCCGGCGGGTCTCTTCGGCCAGCGCCGCGATGGCGTCCCGCTGGGAGAGGCTGGAGGCCTCGATGATAGCCTGCTGGAGGGAGGACTGGAGCTCAATGGCCTGCTGCCTGCGGGCCAGGTCGGCGATGATGCTGTCGGTGGCTGCCTTATAGTCGGCCTTGAGTGCATCGATGGGCGCAGCGGCCTCCTCCATGCTGGCCTGGATCTGGGTCTTGGCCGCCTTGGCCGCCTCTCCGACACCGCGCAGCGCACCCGACACCTCCGAGAGGGCCTGGCGCTTGGCTGCCAGCGGGTCATCACTGTCCGAGGAGAGGAGATGCCAGGCATCCCAGAGCAGGGACAGACCCGTCACCACAAGCCCGATGGGACCCAGGAGCCCACCCATGGCGGTCCGCAGCGCGGCAAAGGATAGCGTCCCCATGCGCACGGCCGTGGCCAGGGCACTGGCTGCTCCAGATACCATCTGCAGCACGCCCTTGAGCTGCCCGCCCACCACGAGGATCAGGCCCCAGATCATCTGCAGCGGCCGCCAGGCAGCGGCCAAGAGGGCTCCGAAAGCGACCAGGCGGGAGAGGGCCGGGAAGGTCGTCGCCAGGGCATCAAGGGCCTGCGCCACTGCCGATAGGGCCACGGCTGCGGCGCGGATAAAAGGCAAAAAGAGCCGCCCCACGGCCTCGCCCGCATTGCGCCAGGCTGCGCCTAGGCGGTTTATCTCTGCCTGGGTAGTGCCCAGCTTGAGGCTGGTAAGGTCCCGCAGGGATCGCACCAGCTCCTCGTCGCTCTTGCCTGCATGGCGCAGGGCCTCGGCCAGCTTGTCGGCATCCGAGGCCAGCTTGGCGATATTCTCGGTGTCCAGGCCCTCCTGGAAGATATCCCGCAGCACCCGCATGCGCTCCGGCGCGGTCATCTGGCTGAGGGCCGAGAGAAACTGCATGAGCGCCGCCTTGGCGTCTGTGGCCATGGCCCGGGCAAAGGCCTTGGTGTCGCCCACCACCGACCGCAGGGCCTTGCCTGCCTCGTCGGCGCCGCTGGTGGCCAGGCGCAGACGGCCCAGCATGGTGCGCATGGCTGTGCCAGCTTGCTCGGCGGATGCGCCCAGGGAAATAAAAGTTGTGGCAAGCGCAGCCGTCTCCTTGGCAGTGAGGCCAAACTGCCGCCCTGACGCCCCCCCTAGCTTGAGGGCCTCGACGATCTCGCGTTCCGAGGCTGCGGCATTGTCAGCTAGCTCGTTGATAGCCCCGGCGAAGGCCTCCATGTCCTGAACGCCTAGGCCGAGGACGTTCTTGAGCTTGGCCATGGCCTGGCCGGCCTCCTCGGGCATCATGTCCCATGCCATGGCAGCCTGGGCCACGACCCGGGTAAAGGCTAGGAGCTCATCCTTGGCCACGCCTGTCTTGGCTGCTGACGTGGCCAGGCCCACCACTGCGGTGGAGGACATGCCCAGACTCTGGGCGAGGTCCTGCAGCTCCTCACCCATGGCTGCAGCATCATCGCGGCTGAGGTTTGCGGCCCGCTGGAGGTCCACCAGGGCATCCTCAAAGACGACTGCCTCCCGCGCAGCCAGGCCAAAGGCGGCTGTGCCTGCCACGAGGCGGACGATGCTGCCTTGCACTGCCTGGATTGCCGCAGGGATGCCCGAGATGCGCCCCTGGAGCTCCGCGATGCGGGCCTGCATGGCTATCCAGGCAGCGCCGAGCTCCTGGGCCGATGCCTTGCCCGAGTCCCGCAGCCGGGCAAAGGCAGCCTGCACCCGCTGGATCTCCCGCTGCCCGGACCGCAGCGACCGCACGCCCAGGATGTCGCGGGCAGCATCGAGCTTGGATGCTGCCTTGAGCCGCTCCAGGCGGCTGCCCAGCTCCTCGATGTCCTGGGCTGCCCCGGCTGCGGCAGGCTCGATCTTGCGCAGCTCCTCGGTGATGGACGCGATGCCGCGCTTGGCCGCAGCAGTGTCGGCCACGATCTTGATGGCGATTTTATTTTCCACCGCGCGCCTCCCGCACGACGCGCTCCCAATCCTCCTGGGATGCATGGGCCAGCCGCATGGCCGCGGCCATGTCTATCCACCTAGCCCGGCGCTCCTCGAGCACGCAGTCCCAAAAGTCTCTAGCATCCGTCCATGGCATGTCCATCACTGCCTCGTAGCTATAGCCTGCCATGACCAGCCCGGTCACCCAGCGGTGCCACCATCGATGGCTGCGGTCACCCTCCGCGCCGCGTCCTGGATCCGCGGCAGGATGGACCGGACGAAAAAATCGACATTGGCCTCCACCACCGCGCCCGCCAGCGTGATAATCTCGTCAATCTCAAGCTCGCCAACCCACTCCTCGGGGCGGCCCGTTGCCACCGCAACGCCGGAGATGATGGCCTCTATCCAGCGTCCGACGTCCTCGCTTGCGGCCTGCGCCAACGCCGCTGTCGGGTTGGCGGCCCCGGCGATGGCCGGGATGGCAGTGGCGATGGGCGCCAAGGCGCGGGCCATGGCTGGCAGGTCGCGGACCCGCAACGGGGAGACCTCGATGGTCTCCCCTGCGACGGTGATCTTGCGTGGAGTTGGCGCGATGCGCTCTAGGTCACTCATGCCACCTCCACTACGAGAGCATCATCACGCGCCCAAACATCCCAAACGCCGGGTCGCTGGCCTTGGTCGGGTCTGCGAGCGCGGAGCCTTCAAATTCCAGGCGGCCCAGGTCGTCCTGGACCATCGCCAAGTCTTTGATGGGGTCAAACTGCACCCGGTAGAGCTCGATGAGCACCGGGGCGTTGCTCTGGGCCGTGTTGACGCCGCGCAACCTGAGCTTGCGTGCAGGCGGATTGGTGAGGAACATCACCAAATTCTTCGCCGCGCCGTAATCATAACTCGCCGTCCACGGCATCGTTGTCCCGGTGGTATCCAGCACCTTGATGGCGCCGAAGGTGGCGTCCAGCTCATAACTTGCCGCGGGGACAGTGGCGTTCGACCCGTCTTTGATCACCACATTGGAGACGCCCATTGGGTTTGCCAGCGGGTAGATCTTGCCAGCCTGCACTGTGCCCAGTTCCTCGGCGGTCACGGTGCCCGCCGCGCGCGTGGCCGGCGTGCCATAAAGGCCAAGTGCCAGGTTGTCCAGACTGAAGCCCTCCAGCGCCATTTTGACGCTGGCCTTCTTGGCCTTGATCAATCGCAAGTCGGTCATGCGCTGGCCACTCCAGCTCTCGGTGTGTTCGATTGTCTCCACAGCGAGCTCAATACTGAGGTTCGGGCAGTTGCCGACCTCGTATTCTTCGATGGCGTTTTCTCCGGCCGTTCCGAGGGTTACAATGCCCTGAAATGAGAAATACTGCGTATCGATTGCCATAGTCTACTCCTTCCGCGGTGCGCGGGTGGGCTTTTGGTCTTTGCGGACTGGCCGCGCCACCCCGATACTGATAAGCCATTGGGCGGCGGCGTCTGATAGGTCAATACGGCGGCCTGGCGAATGCAGGATGCCGGCGTGGGTGTGCGGTTGCATGAGCTCGATGATCATGGCGCCCCCTTCAGGACGGTGCTGCATGAGAACTCCACCGGCAGCCAGAACGTCGGCGGCTCGTATTCGGCGGGGCCTGCGCCGGTAAGGCGCAGCGGTCCAGTTGCGCCGTCCGGCTGGAATCCGGCGAGCGCGGAAAACACGTCATCAACCAGCGCCAACGCGCCACGCGCTGCACTCGCACCACGCGCCGCGCCCTGCGCATGGCGGGCGACGAGGACGGCGACGAACGCGACATCCACGCGTTGCGCGGCGCCACGCCCAGCGGCGTCCAGTGTCTCAATGCCGCCGAATGCTAAATAGAGCGCCGGCTGCGCCGATCCGCCCTGCCGGCGGGCGAGATCCGCATCAGCCATTGCCGCAATGCGCCAACCGGTGAGCCGGTCGGTCAGGCGCGCGAGAATCGAGGCTTCGATGGCACCAATCACCGCAGCCCTCCCGCAATGTGCTGGCGGATCACCTCCAGCAACTCCCGCTTGCCCTCACGCGACAGCCCCATGTACGGCCGCGCCGGGACGGTCACCGAGTGCCCCCTGCCAGTGCGGCCGCCGAACTGGTGGAGAGCGGCGTACTCAATACGCGTGCCGACGGTAGCACTGTCATGGCCGACCTGCACCACCTGGATGCTGTTGCGCAGCACGCCGGTATCGACCAACGCCTTTGCCCCGGCCGCAAAACGTGCCAAAGTCTGCGCGCGGCGCCGTTTAAGCCCCGAGGGAGCGTGGCGACGTGCGCGTAGCAAGATAGCCGCCGGCGAGAGTGGCTTCCACGGCGTACCGTCGGGCGTGTTTTGCCGCTCGAAGCGGTCCAGGACGTCCGACCGCATGACCTGCGCTACAACACGCATCGCCGGTAGCATGTTGGCCATGCGGTCGCGCAAGGCGGAGAGCTCGGAGAGCACCTCGCGGTCGTCGATATCAATGGTGATCATGGCCCCATCCCCTGCAAGGCATCGTCAGTCATGACACGTGCGGGCGCATAACAAACCGGCGCACCAACCACCGCGCCCTCCGGTGGCGTGGTGATAACAATACGCCCAGCGGCGATGCCCTTGAGCGTCTCAAGGGCCTGCCGGTACGCCACCACCACCGGATGCTCCTCCGGCAAGTGGCGCTGGTAGAGGTTGTAGCGCGCAATGTCGCACACCACGCGCCGTAAGACCTCGGGCGCGGGATCGGGCGCCTGGCCCACGCTCCGTACCCACGCCAGCGCCTCCGACTCGGCATCCGCCAGGCAAGCATCGACAAAGCCGACGGCCTCGATGCTATCGCCCTCGAGGTCGGCCAGTTGTGCGATGTCCTGCGGGGACAAGCGCCGCTCCAGCTCGGCGCGGGTGAGGATGCTCACGTGTCAGTCCTCGCCTTTTTGCGGCGCGGCGCAGTGGGCGGTGCGTCCTGCGCGTCGTCCAACGCCTGGTCCGCCGTCTGCGGCGCGGCGCCTGCTTGCCTCGCCACGCCCGACGCAATCAGCCGCTGCGCGGCGTCGTCTGGTACATCGGCCAGGACGCCAGCGGCTAGCGACTGGCGACCAAGCATGGTGGGGGCGGTCATCAGGATCAACATGGCGTATCAGTTACTCGTGATAAGTTTGACCAGCACTGCCGGGCGGTGACAAAGCGGCAGACTGTTACTTTGGGTGTGGATTACTACACCACGCCCGCCTTCCTTCTCCCAGGTCTTCGCGTAGAAGGGGATACCGATTGTGTTGACGGTCTCGTTGAAGTCGGCCGGGGCAAAGTACGTGGCAAAAGTATCCATCGTGCCGACCGGGTATGCATGGCCCTCGTTAGCGCCGATGAAACGCTGGCCGTTGACACTTGCGCGGTACTCGATGAACTCGATGCCGCCGAAAGTGAACCCCTTACGCATATCGGTGCCCAGTCGCACCGCCGCCTCCTGATGATACTTGTAGGCGTCCTGCACCTTGGTGTGGTTGACGAGCTTGCTATAAAACTCAGGAGAGACAAGAGCGGTGACGCCGGTCATGACGTCGCCTTGCAAGTTGTCCTCAATCTGGTTGAGCACGGCGGCGCACTTGCCAAGCACATCGGTTGTGGAGGTGCCAAGCAAAAAGTCCACCGTTACTTGCGAAATCCCGAAAGCAGTGAAGAGATTAACCAGCGTGGAGCCGTCACCAGATTGGACAATGCCTTTCAGCGCACCCATCTTCTTCCACTCCAGCGTCTGGTCATGCCTTGCGCGCATACGCTGCAGGCGGCGGGCGACCTCGGCGTTGACATCAGTCAAGCCCTCGATGCCAAAGCCGCGCACGTCTTGCACGTCGCCAGGCAGTACAACGTCCTCGTGGACCGTCTGCTTGATGGCAAAGCTGCGGGCGTTGCGGTTGATGCGGCTTGCGACCGTGCCCTCGCCCCCCCACTCGTGGTCGGGCAGCAGCGCCAGCGTGCCGGACTGCTCCTCGATAGTTACCGTGCGAGTACGCACACCCTGGTTGCGAAACAGGCCGCTAGCGTTGATCAGCCCCCACTGCACAGGGAATGCGTTGATCGCGGCGGTCAGCTCGGTGATGGTATAGTCATTGAGTTGCATGGTCGGATCTCCTTAGACGGTCTTACGGGCGACGACGCCCAGCGCCTTGAGCTGCTCGATTGCGGCGGCCTTTTGCAGGGTGGTCGGACTGCCGGCCCAGACGAGATTATCGGCATCGACGATGACCGCATGACGGGCGATAATTACGCCAGGGGCATCACCGGCGGACGCGTTTACGTCCATAGCCATGATCCCCACTGCGTTTTGAGTCCCATCAGTGGCATCAGGATTATACGCAGCGATCTTGCCGGATGCAGTGACGCGGCCTACGACCTGGCCGGTGACCAGGACCTGGCCAGACGCAACCATGACGTTGTCGCGGCTGTACTGCGCCTCCGTCTCCTCGTACTTGATATACTGGCCGATGGTTGGGGTCATAGTAGACATAATTTGGCTCCTTTATCAGGCGGTGACGAGCTTTTTGACGGCCGCAAGCAATGCGCTAGCGCGGTCAAGTTCCTGGGGCTGCTTCTCGGCGCGCTTGACAGCCTGCGAGGAAAACATGGCTGCATCAGGCTTGATACGTGCGGCCTCAGCCACGGCGCGCAAGTCGGCGGCGAAGATGGCGAAAGCCTCGTCGCTCATGGCAAGGTACGGCGCGAGCGCCTCGCCCTCCGGTACGTCACGGCCGACCTCGCTCATCAGGGCCGCGAGCTGCTCGGCGCGCCTGGCGGTGCGCAGCTTGTCAATCTCCGCTTGCAACGCCTCAACCTGCTGTTGCAGCCCTGCAATCAGGGCCTCGTCTTCGGGGGATCGGGACATAATTAGCTCCTTTGTGGGGGGTTGAAAATCAGCGGCGAAGGCAAAGGCCGCCACGCTAGTGGCCGGGTCCGCGCCCACCGGAACAAACGACACCTCACGGACCAACGGCTGCTCAAAGACGCCCTGCACATTGAGCGTCCGGCCATTGACCACAACAGGCGCCGTCACCTCCCGAAAATTGGCAGCGATGCCCACCGACATCTGAAGCGGGTACCCCTCCCGCAGCAGCGCCGCAACTTGCTTGCCGGCCGGTGTGGTCTCGGTCACGGTGCCAGAGATGGCTAGCGCGGTGTGGCCGTCGATCTGCACGCGGTGGATACGCGTGCGGCCCACGATGGCCTCGATGCTGGCCTCATGATCGGCCAGGAGCGGCAGCTCGGCGCCGTCGTTTTGCAAGCCTGCGAGGTCAATAGCAATGTCGCCTTGCCAGCCATAAGCTGGCACAACGCCGCCCGAGTAAGCGATGCCCTCGATGCGCAGGGGGTTGGCACCAGCCGCGATGGCAAAAGTCAGTGTATGGACTTTCCGTTTCATAGTAGCGGTCTACCCCTGGGGAGGTTTTCGTCGCGCTGAACGTGTTCACCAAGAGACGCCAAAATCAAAGACCTGTCAGACGGTTAGGACACACATCCAGCTGGTAGCGGCTTGAGCACCTCCAGCCAGTCGATCGGCTTGCCGGCCTCGATGGCGGCCAGCATGTATGACGCTTCTTTTTCCAGCGTCATCATCGGCATCCCGAAGTCTAGGGGCGGCACCCCAGGCAAAGACCCGAACTTGCGCCGGTACTCTTTGCAGATGGCTACATACTCGTTTTCAGTCACTTCAGAATCTCCTTGAACAGCGCAGCCATGCGCGGCGTCATGGATTCAACGATTTTTGCAAACACACGACGACTATCAGCGTACATGCACGTCAGGTTTGCGAAACATTCAGCCGCTTGCCAGCTTATGTCTTGATAATATGAATCTTTGTGCCCAAATCCGGACTTGTCGAATCCGCCCACCCTGTTGAGGGCGGCGCTACCGATCAGATCAGACAGGCTCCCAACCGCGCCCTTTGAGTAGGTAAGCCGCCTTTCTATAGGGTCAGTGCCTGCCATAGCGTCTAGCAAACCTTGCGCGTCGCGCTTCGCAATGGCGACAGCAATGCGCGCGTACCTTGCGTACAACCCGATGCCAGACAAATTGCTTGCAAACCACGCATGCTCGCGCATCGCCACCTTGACCTCTTCGAAGTCCAGACCGATCATCGCAAACCGCTTTGTCAGCCACGCATCGCGGTCTTCGGCGCTCTTGAGTGAGTCTATGGCCTTCTTGTAAGCTCTGTCAAGCTTTGAGCGCACCGCCTTGGCCTCGACACCATGACCTCCGAGACGGATCAGGTCATCGGCGTCAGCCGCCATCGCGCCCAAGAAGTCGTCCTCGGAGCTGCGGAAGGTGAGTCTGCGGCGCAAAGACATATCGATGGCGTGGCCATACTCGTGGCGCCACGTGCTAAGGCTGTGCAAGCTTGTCTTATCCGCGTCATTGATGCTGATGGCGTCTTCCAGCACGCTGTAGTGCGCCGACATGGCGCCTGGATCTACTCGCACGCCTCCCTTTAGCGGGCCTCGCTTGGCCACAGCAGCCTTTAGCCACTGAGGAGACCCCATGAACGCTGCATCATGCCAGTCGCCCTCATCTGTGCCTGCCGTGGCCGTCCGCCACGGCGCCACGTCGTGCATGGCCGCAGCAATCGCCTTGTGCGTCTTGCTGGCCTTGTCAGCCAGCAGCTTGGCCAGCGTCCTGCTCCAGCCACGCGGGTCACTGCCCCACCCCTCATCTGGCACCGCCTCGGCCGGGATGCTGGCCGTCGGCCCGCCACGCTGCATGGCCGCCTTGGCGGTAAGCGCCCGTAATGAGCAGCGGCAGCGGTGCCCGAGCGGCGGGCTGTGGGTGCGCCAAAACGGGTCATCCACCGGGCGGATCACGTTATCAAGCGCAAGGTGCGACGGCCGCGTGCGGCCGTCGTTGATGGCGTCATACATCAGGTAAGGCAGGGAGTCCTTTGTCTCTTCGAAAAATCGCCAATGCCCGGCCATGTAGGCCGTCTGTACCGCGTTGCGGTAGATCGTCTCCAGCCGGTGGTATGGCAAATCCCAATCTTGCCGCAAAGCCCACTCAAGGAAAGCATCGAAGGAGCCACCGGCCTCTTGCATGCGGGCAAGTGCATCCGCGACGGCCTGTATCTGGTCCAACTTGGCGAGGGTGGAGACGGTGAAGGCCAGCGCACGCTTTTCCGGCGGCAAAGCGTAAAACTCCTCCGGGAGCATAACCCCCTGCGCCCTGGCCTGGGCGATCTGCACGTCTGGATCTGCATCAAAGTCGATGGTGACCGCCACGCTTAGTCCTCGCGGATCGCTTCCTTTCGGGCATGGGCGTACCCCATGATTTCCGCCGCAAAAAGTGCGCGCTCAAAGGCCTGGCGAAATACCGCGTCGTCCGCGTCTTGCAGCGCCACGGCCAGGCGCTCGTAGAGATCGTCAACGTCCTTGGCCCCTAGGATGGCAGACCTGATCGCGGCGGATTGGATTGGCGACGGGATGGCCGGCAGCGTGCGCTCGATCTCGTCCTCGACGGCCTGCTGCCCGGCAGTGAAGCGCGGGCGATCGGGCGGGAGGCTGCCGAGCTTGCCGGCCAGGGTCAGCAGCGGTGCGTGGGTCTGCGCAGCCCGCCCGATGCCGCCTGCACCCACATCGGCAATCGCCGCTGCCTCGGCGGCGGGCAGTTCCTCGAAGTCGTCCGGCTCGAAGCCGTATTTTTCCTCCAGGTAGGCGCGGGTGAACCGCAGCATGCCGGAATCCACCAGCAGCTTGTCGCGTTCGGCGCGGTCGCGCTCCAGCCCGTGCGGGTCTTCTAGCACCACACGGCCGGGCTGGATGCCGTTGTAGGCGGCGAGCATGTCGAGCACGCGCTGGGCGGTGGCCGTCACCAGGCGCACGTCGGAGCGGCGCTTCTCGTCGCGCACGCGCTCGTGCACCTCGCCCAGCGCCCGGTTGCCGCTGCCGCCATCCGTCCCGCTGGTCAGCGTCTGACCCAGGATCAGGCGCTGGATGCGCCGGCAGATGGCGGTCTCGAACTCGGTGAACTTGTTGGGGCTGTTGCCGGGTTGATCCAAGGCGATGAGCTCATCCTCGCGGTCGACGACCGCCACCGGCCCCTGCGAGAGCGTGCGCAGTAGGTTGAGCAGATCGCTCTTGTCACCAAGCGTCTTGCCGTAGAGCAGCGGGATGGCGGCTTGCTCTAGGAACTTCGCCCACATGCGCCAGCCGTGGGTGCGGAAGAACCACGGCCAATACGCCTTGGCGAGCAGCGCTTCGCCGGAGGGCTTGCGCAGGGAGGGCTCGTTGACGGTGAGCACGAAGCCGCCATCGGCGCTTTGCTGCGTGTCGCGCCAGATCAGGCGACCATCCGGCCGCACCGCGAACCACTCGAAGGGGCAGGCCACCACCTGCGCGATTCCGATGCGGCCCGCGTCGTCGGAAAGCACGATCTCCTGCACGGAGTAGCCGAATGGAATCGCCTCCCACGCGGCCGACATGATCGCGTGCATGTGCGGCTCGACCAGCTCGGTGAGCAGCTTGCGCGCGCGCGCCGACGGGTGCTCGATGCGCCACGGCGTGTTGATGCAGGCCGCCCGGCGCGTCTCCACCGCCGCGCTGATCTCGTCGTCGGCCAGCAGCGCGCGCAGCTTGGCGCGGCTGATGCCGATCTGCGTCAGCAGATCATCGTAGTCGCCGCCGGCGAGCCAGCCGAAGCGCGTCAGCGCACGCTCGATGGCAAGGCTTGAGCCGATGGATGGGAGGGCGTCGCCACGGATACGATAACTCATGATGGCCCCGGTAGCACTACTCGGCGTGGTGTGCGTCATGAACGCCTTCCACCCGGATGTTTGTTTTGTTTATATTGTTTGGTATGAAGTTAGCCACTAGCTTACGCAAACCGCGCTCCGAATAGCGCACACGAAACTCCATGCGCCGCGCGATCTCGGCGAACGTCATGCCAGCGGCCAGGGCGTCAAGCACGGCTTGGCGGCGCGCGGCGCGCTCGCCCGCATCGTTGCGTGGGATGTAGAGGCTCTCGCCCGCAAAAGCGGTGCACAGATCCTCGGCACCACGCACACCGATGGCCCGGACGAGGCGGTCCCACCACACGCCACGACGCCGCTTGGGGATCTTGATCTGGCAGCCGCCCAGGGTGGCGACCAGGCGCGCGGCGGCGTCCTCGCCAATGTAGTCGGCCAATGTTGACAGTATGACGACTTTGTCCATCAGAACACCCTCCCTCCGGATGACACGTACCCGCCCTGCCCAACGCCCAGCGCCGCAAAGGCGTAGCTCGCCGCGTCCACCATGTCGTCATGGGCGCTGTCCGGGAACGCTAGCAACTCATCTCGGAAGGCTGCCGGGCACCCGGACGGGTCGAGCCGCACCAAGCGCTG